TTTTAAGCTTAGAACCGGGGTTGTCCCTTCGGTATTTAGCTACCCCTTTGGCAGTCATGCCCGCACCTTTTTTGGTGGGCCTTTTATGGCCCCCCTTGATGGTGTGACCCTTCATAGTTCCCTTACGAGCAGCCATAACGCTAGTTATAGAATATTGTTATAGCCGTTAGTGCCGTAGCGGTAGCCACATGAATATCACTAACCCTAATCCCGTCGTCTGGGATGTTAACAGCGTGAACATCAGAAGCCTTTAGATCTAGATCTAGAACTGTAGCTCCACCGTTACCGTCTGAGATAGTTAATCGAGGTGTACCCGATCCTGATAAAACATGTATCTGCCGTATGCGAGCAGGGCCAACTGCGAGTGAACCCGCTCCTGTGACACGCTTTGCCTTTACATCACTAGACATAGCTTACCCTTTCTTCTTAGGGCGACCGCGCTTTTTAGCAGGTGCTTCTTCCCACGCCTCATTTACATCAGGTGTAGAAGGATCATCTCCTTTAAGCGTTCCATCGCTGTTTCTTGCACGGACTTTTTCGGTATTTTTCCATACTTTCAGTGGGTTACCGTCTGGATCTAACCCACGAGCCGCTAGTTCTTCAGCACTTGGTGGTGCAAATCTCATGATTCACCCCCCTTATGATGACGCTATTGTGCCGCCTGTGTCAGAACGCTTCCAGTTTGTTCCGTCAGAGAAAGCCAAAATAGCGGAACCTGCCGCACCGTTTGAAACAAATACGACTGTACCTGCACCTGCAGTAGCAGCCGATGGAGCGTTAGCTACGGTGTATGTTGGAACCTTAATATCGCCCACAAAGCCAGAAGTGGCTGTAACTGGGCCTGAAAATGTAGTTGATGCCATAATATATACCCTTTGCACAAGGTTTTGCCTAGCAGTCTGTGCAACGTCAGGTCGGGGAGTGTCCTGTCTGCAAGGCTAATGTTGCCCCTACAAACAGCATAACATAGTTTTTGCAAAAAGAAAGGGGCAACTTGCGCTGCCCCAGTCGAGAGAGAAGTATCTCTAGTATAACGTAATTTACGCTCCCGGTGAACCAAAAATCCCTAGTGGGTCTGATACACCAAAAGAATAACGCTCGCGAGCTTTATATCGAACATTACCTGTATCGAAATCACCGTCCATAGCCGTAGCCATCGGAGTACGCACGAAGTGCTTCATTCCGTTTGGAATGTCTGTGGTGATAAAGAACGCGTCTGTGTCCGTTAGATAGTGGTTCACACGGTAACCTTCAGGGATTGATCCATTTGAACGCAATGCGTTTGTATCGTTATCCGCTGTACCTGTGCGAAGCTCTGTCTGTAGCAGTCTTGTTGCCACGAACATCAACGCAGGTGGAACGATTAGCTTACGAGGGCGAGCCGCGATCAATAGGCCACGTTCGTCTGTGAACGCTGCAATATCGATAACTGCTTGCTCTAGTGAAGTTTCGTTCAAGTCTGCATTAGTTGCAAGCTTGTTAGCGTTTGTACCGCCACCAACAGTTGGGTGGGTAGTAGCAAACAATGTAACGCCATCACCTGAGTTGAAGCTTGAAAAACCAGTGTTTAACAAAGCTGCAGCCTTAGTCTGCTTGGTGTAAGCCATAGCGCGAGCTAGTGCTTTTGTATATCGAGCAGACAATGAGTCGTACAAGTTGTCTTCCATCGCTTCTTCAGTGATAGAGAAACCCATTGCAACGGTCTCATGGTTGTAGCGAGCAGTGTAATGCTCTTGTGCGTTATCGTACGAAATTGCTGAACCTTCTGCTTTCACAGGAGCCGCACCAAAACCACTCAACTTGACTTCTTCTTCAAAGCTTCTGTCTGAAGTCTCAGTCTCATAGATCTCTGAGTGTTCGTTCTCGTACTTTTCATATTCCAAGCCGTACAATGCGTTTAAGCCGGGAAGTAGCTCTTTAAGGAGCTGTGCGCGTGAAATAGCCATTAATCAGTCTCCTTACGCTTGGCCTTTGTCCACAGTCATCGAATGATAACTAGGGGCAAATTTGACTAAAATATCTGGATACGCATCTGTTGGCGGTGATACGAAGCCTACAACTTTGAAAGCTTTTGTAGCTGAAGTTGCATCTGCGTCTAACGCTGTATTAGAGTTTCCAGTCACAGTGCTACCTGTAGAAGAAGATTGCACTGCTGCGAATGTAGTACACATGCCTAAATCAGACTGAGCCATAACCGCGTCTGCTTGTGCTTGAAATAATACATTTGGGTCATCAACGACATACGCTTTCGCGTTTGTCTTACCTGATGGATAGTAGTTTGAGTGTACAGTTTGACCTTGATCATTTGTATACTCACAACCAACAAAAACACCAATAGCACCAATGCCATTACCGCCTAAATTGTTGGCTGCTGCGTCACCACCTGAAGCGGTACTAATCGCAATATACCCGTCTGTTCCGATTATGACAACTTGACCGTTAAATATATTGGTCGCCTCGCCAGCGGGATCGATCAGGTATTCAGTAGTTGCCCCTGCATAGGGCATGCCGTCAGCACGTTTTACCGGCTTCAGACCTTGGGGAGCTGCTGTAGTAGCCATTTGCTCTTCCTCCTAACCAAATTTATACTAAGGAAGCTCCCTAAAAAGGTTACTTCCCAAATGAAGTTCGCGTAGAACGTTCTGGCTGCATCACTGGCATACGAGGGTCGTTTTCTCTCATAAAGTTACGATCCACGGCATCCTGTGCGTGTTGAGCCTGTTCGAGTTGTACTTGAACACGTTCTTCAGCGATTTCAGCAGGAATACTGCACAATAACAGTCCACCTACCTCAATGTTGTCTTTAAATCGGGAATCGATGTCAGACACAACGTTTAAATCAGGAAACTCTGAGGATTTGACTGGTGTATAGCCCTCACGGAAGCGAGCCGAGACATTAGTATTGTCACTATTCCCCAAGGTTGATGTGCGAATCCAACGGAAGTGTAATCCATCCCTTGGTTCGGGGGTTGGTAACGCAGATGGTCGTGACCATCCTTTTTTACGTTCTGTCTTTTCTCTAGTTTCTGTAGTGCGTGGAGTTCTATCAGCCATATCAGCCTTCCTTCATTAATTGCGCCGCATACTGTTCAGCAGTTAGTCCGAGCCGTTTGGCGAGTGCGGCTGCGGATGGAGTTAACTTCACCTTGCGTGGTTTCTTTGACGTACGAGACGGCGGGGCAACCACGTTACCCGCTTGAGGCTGGGGTGGCGCAGACTCCTCTGCATCAACCTCAAACTTATTTGGAAACGCTTCCTTCATGGCAGCGTCTATCTCACTATAGTACTGTTCGCTGTTTGGTTCAACACCTTTTGCAACAAGTTCTTCATGTACACCGTACGCAAAGCCTGTCATTCGCTTATCTTGCATGAACCAAGTGTTCTTATCTGCCCAATCCAAAGCACGTTGTGGAGGCTTCGCAACTTCGGGTTGTTCCTCTTGTTTCGGTGCTTCTGTTGGAACAGGTTCAGGCTCATTTCGTTTCGGAGGTACATAGTTACTTATGCGGTATTGTTCGTTCTGTAGCCTTGTAAGCTCTGACTGTGCCTCTAGCAACTTGTCAGAGTCACCTGCTTCATATGCTACTTTATAGTTAGCATTAGCCTGTGCAAGCTGTGCTTCAACGCGTGACTTAGCTTGGTTTATAAGCACATCTTCGTTATCTTCCAAAGACTTACGGAGTTTTTCGTTCTCTTCTTTGACTTTCTCAGCATACTTGACGGCTTCTTCTCGAAGCTGTAGCGCTTCTTCTCTAGCTTTTTCTTCGTCACGGTATTTCTTTGTTAGCTGATCAATACGTTTCTGAACACCTGCACTATATTTATCTATCTCAGAGTCAGAGTTCTCTGTCTTCGCTTCTGGTTCGGGTTCGGGTTCTTCTACCTTCTCCTCAACCTTTGTTTCAACTTCCTGTTTTTCTTCTACAGGAGTCTCTTCAATCTCAACCTCAATCGCAGTAGTTTCTTCTACTTCGTTCTCTAGGTTTTCTGCGGTATTCGTACTCATGCTCTTGTATACCCCCTTGGATCATCGACAACACCTTCTACAGTGTCATCATTTATAAGACGGAACTCTTTGCCTTGAACCTTAAATCTAGTGCCTGAATAAGAGCGAAAGATTACAAAATCTCCCTCTTTGCACCAAGGTCCG